GCGCAAGCGTGGATTCTTCTGATTCTTTGTAGCATACAGAGCCCCTAGTGCTATCATTCCTCCGCTTCCCTCCGCCATATAGTTAACAACATTTTCTCCAACATGAAAATCTTCATCTATTGTAAATATGCGACCACACACACCGACTATAAAAATTCCACCCGTATCTTCTTCTGAAGAAGATCCAATGCTTCCATAACCATTGTCTTTAAATGCTTGTTTTACTGAATCAATAAATTTAGTTCTCATAAACTTATCTAAACCTGAATTAGTTTTTGTTGGTGTATACTTTGGTGGAGCCCACGAATACTGCAAAATTTGTCCCATGCGAAATGAATCTGTAAATGCAATCCCATACTGACCTACTTTAAATACTTTAGGTTCTTTTCTTGCAAGGATCCAGCCAGTTTTGTCATCCGATGCGGCATGGTCGGATGCCATATAAACAACACCATTTTGGGCAATAGCTACTATACAGGTCATACATCTAGTATACTAAATATAAATTCGAAGGTATAGTCTATTTTGAGGTATTTTTTTCAATACGGTCAATTGCATCACGCAAGGAAGACCCGCCATTATTAAATAACTCAGCTTTAATTGTTGCCAGCTCAGTGTCTATTTTATTAAAATGCTCTTGTCCGTCATTTAGCCTAGCGGTTATTCCTGGAGTATCTTCCGTTCCATACCACTCATCAATAAAATCAAACCAAGTCTTAAATAGTTTAATGAATTTGCCTACAAAGTATCCTAGTCCAGCGCTTGCAGCAGCCGACAGCACAATCCATTCTAATAAGCTCATGTGTAAATTATACTTGACTAATAGTTATAATTCAAAACTAATCTAAATTTATTAAATTATTTTTAGTTGACTTAAACCAAAAGTTCAGAGGCAATAATGTCATTGCCTGCGTATCTTTTTTTAATAATGAATTCTTTAACAGCTTCAGATCCCAGTTGCCTGCCCGCAAGAATTATTACCCATCTTGGCTCAAATTTAGACGCTATGCATGTTTCGCACATTAATAGGTTAATTGGCATCAAGATTGATTTTCTTACATTTAGCTTATTTTTTGTCTTGTTACAGCAGTAACACAATATTTTTTCCATTAATTAGATTCCTCTTCGTGCTCAAAAATAATTTCATCCATTACAGTAAACTCATCATTTTCCAACACCTCTTCTATTTCAATACCATCTTTTTGGTATCTAACTTTTGATGCATATAGGCCCAAGCTTTCTACTGAGCCGTATACTCTTTCAGCATGAATAAATACAATCTTAATTACTTCGTAATATTCTCGCACTTGGTACCCCCTCTAGTTCGCATCTTACACCGTAAGACTCGATTAGCTTTTTAACTTTTCCAACATAATCAATTACCATTTCTTTTTTAACACCTTCGTATTTTAAAAAATTGTCTTCATATAGTCTTATTGCTAAAAACTGTGGATACTTTACTATGTCCATTTGCAAACCCATATCAGGTTTTTTGATTTCCCTGACTTTTTTTGCCATTTCTGTAGTATAAAAGACGGGCTTATTTGGTTCACCCGTCCATTCATTTACACCATACTTAAAGTGGTCTTTATCTTTATTTATAAATTCCACGGTTAAATACCATTTTTGTTTCTTATCTTTTGCCAAAACTCTTTTGTTTTGTGAATATTCTTAACCTTATCTATCTCGCCAGAGTTTAGATATATCCCGCCCCATACTCCGTGATCGTTATTCATAGAGCCTGAATTAAAACAGTCTTTAGAGACTGGGCAACTAAAGCAGGCTTCATCAATACTTGCAGCTATTACTGGATCGGATTCATATTTATCAAAGAATAAATTTGTATCCATGCCCCTGCATATGGCGATATCAAACCACTTAAAGTCATTCTCTTCTACACCTAGATCATTTAAAATATTTGACATATTTGTCCGACATCTTCCATGTTCCGTCTGTACTTATAGGAAAATTTTCTGCAATTCCCCAAGAATTATTTTTAAATAATCCATTTTTATTAGAGAATCCAGTCGGGTTCTTTTTCCATATAATGAGATTATAGTTGTCCCAATAGGACTGTCTGTCTTTAGAGCTGAATCTTTTAATAAAGACATCAACTCCTTTAGGCGTCAAAACTAGCACTTTTTTCCTATCTGTTAGTTCCGCCTATATCCTATTATATAATATTTGAGCCTATATTGTCAATAGACTATTTGACTTTTTTTATCTTTAAAATATCTATATGTTTAATTTCATTATCTATATTTAATACGTCAAGGGCATATTCTTTTGCATCAGATTCATTAAAGGCTTCAACCTCTATATCAATATTGACCTTAATTAAATATTTTTCCATGTATCAATTATAGCACAAATATGGTATAGTATATATATGAAAAACATCAAAAGCATAGACGGAAAAATTCACATCATTGAAGATTTTATTTCTCCAGACACGGCAATGTTTATATACAAGTCTATTAATCCTCATGTTGATATGAGTCATCAAAAAGCTGGGCCTTCAGTATATTCTGGTCCTAGTGCTGGTGAGAACGCAGAGCAGGTCGGTAGAACAAGAACAATCGCTGCTTACAATAACGACCCTTGGTACAACGTTGCAATTGATTTGCTTTCAATGATTTGCCCAATGATGTCAAGAGTAATATCTGATTTCTATAAAGAAGAATACGATTTAAAAACAGCATTTTATAGCAAGATGCTTACTGGTGGGCGAAATGTTTTACACATGGATAACAGATTTGTTTCAACAAAAGACGAGCTTATAGAAAGGCCAGGTGCCGATGCGGACAGATCTGGTCTGTTATATTTTTATTCCGACTGTGAGGGTGGAGAGCTAAACTTTCCATTCCAAAACTTTAAGATTAAACCAAATCCAGGAACCTTTATATTCTTTACTGGTGACGAAGAAGTTCCACATGAAGTAACACCAGTTTTATCTGGAGAAAGAAACAATCTTATTTCTTTTTTCTGGCCTGCTGACAGAAATGCAGATGATTTTTATAAAAACCAAAGATACACTAATGCAAGAAATGGAATACATCAAGAAGTTCAAACAACTCTTGAATTTTTAGAGAATCATAAAAATAAATAATTCTATTTCTTTTTAGATCTTATCTTTGCAAGCGCTTCAAAATCTTTGACTTTAGTTTCTCCTAAGTAACCCCAGGCGTAGCCATCAGCAATCATTTGTTCATTTACAGAGACTGTTGATCCATCCAGATACAACCATCCTAAGATTCTTCCATACTTTTCTGATGAATCCATCTTTTCTGTTTTAATAACAACGTCTTTAGCATCTTTAATCTTAGACTTGACATACTCTTTAGCCTCAAGGCCTAAAATCTTTTCAGCCTTATCCTTTGTTCTACTTTCTGGAGTATCAATTCCAGCCAGCCTAACTCTTGAACTAAATGATATGTCAAAGCCTAGATCAATTTCTACGTCTATTGTATCTCCGTCTACTACGTTATTTACTTTTTTAACATGGTATTCGTACATTACTTCTTTGGTGCCGCCTTTTTTGCAGGTGCATCCCAATCTGGTCTAGCAACTGCCATTACTAGGCTGTATGCTCTCTTTTTAAGAAATACTCCGTCTCCATTAGCCTGTGATCCTTTTGAATCTCCGCTAGTGTTTCCTTCATAGCAATGCAAGTTCTTTCCGTCATTCTTTACAACAATTCCAACGTGCTCTGTGTCAGTCGGATTTTTGTCAAAGTTAAAAAATACAACATCTCCTGCTTGTGCCTGACCAATCGGAACAATTCTCTTATTCTTAGCAAACCACTGTGCTCCTGCATCGCATGATGCAAAGCCTTTCTTTGTTGAAGCTGCTACTAAATGTACCAGGCCAGCATCATTAAAGCATCCTGAAACAAACATAGCACACCATGGCTGGTTATTCATTCCATACCATTTACCAAAAACTGTATCGTTGTTCTTTCCTTCTGCATACTTTTCATCAGCATATTTCTTTGCTGCAGCCACAACTTTGGCTGCGTTTGGGTGGATATTATTTGACATTTAATGCCTCCTTTAAGGTTATATGTATTATAGCATTTATTTTGCTTTTTTGTCCACCGCTGAAAATGCTGCATTAATTTCTGCCACAGTCAGCTTGCCGTCATCTAGGAAGCCTCTTGCTAGTCTTTCAACTACAGTTGCTACTCCTAAAGTTCCTGCTAATATTACTGCCTTATAGGTTTCAATTCCCACCACTGCACCTGCTCCAATTACGGACAATCCTGATGCTGCAAATACTGCAATTATTCTCATAAAAATATTATTTATGTTTGCAATTGCTCCTGATCCTACTTGTGTTGGTTCTTCAATATATGCTTTTGCCATTTTTATTCCTCATTTCTATTTCTAATTGGACTTGTAACTATCCAAAGAGCAGTTGTTGCCATGATTCCATAACCTACAATTGTCTTTGCGCTTCCGTCCAGAACTACCCAAGCAATAAACATTCCAAGAAGGGTCCATGCTTGGTCAACCATATCTTTTAGGATATTCTTTATTATTCTTACCATTTTCTTCTGCCTCCTTGACCTGGTGAATTTGCTCCTGAGCCTCCACCAGAACTTCCTCCGCCCCCTGTGCCACCTCCAGTGGCTCCTCCTGTGGCAACTGCTGCGGCGTTAATTGCCGCTCCTGCTGCTACAACTGTTGCTACAACCATTTCAGTTGCTTCTTCTCTTTCGCCTTCTGTCATATCTGCACCTATGCTTCCAAGGGCCTGTAGTGCTGCTCCTGGGTCATTAAATAACTCTTGTGCAAAGGCTGCTGGATCAGATATTAATTCTACTTGTACTGCAACTTCTGCAGTAATTACAACTGAGTCACCATTTTCAGATGTTCTAACATCAACTGGTGTGCTTGCTGGCAAATCTGATAACTTAATTCCAGCTTCCGCTACCTGTTCTTTAGTAAGATTTTCACCTTCTGGAACTGATTGAATTAATGCATCAGCAACAATATCTTTTTCTGCTTCGGATAATTTACCATCTGAATTAGCTAATTCAACAATTGCTGCAACGTCTTCTTGTGAAACTTCACCATCTGACGCAAGCGCTTCCAATACTGCTTCTTGATCTGCTACAGAAACTTTTCCATCTTCTGCTAATGCTTCAATTAATTGATCTGTTTCTTCTGAATCAATTTCTCCATCTGCTGACATTGCATCTGCAATTTCTTCAACTTCTGTACTATCAATTTTACCATCTTCTAATGCATCATCAACTGTATTTGTTACATCTTCTTCTGATCCCGTCACTGGCTCTGTGTCCACTGGTTCTGTTTCCACTGGCTCTGTGTCCACTGGTTCTGTTTCTACAGGTGTTGTATCAACTGGCTCTGTGTCCACTGGTTCTGTTTCTACTGGCTCTGTGTCCACTGGTTCTGTTTCTACTGGCTCTGTTTCCACTGGCTCTGTTTCTACAGGTGTTGTATCAACTGGCTCTGTTTCTACAGGT